AAAATGAGCAAAAGGCCGAGTGGCTTGCCTGTGCGGAAAGTCCGATCTATTTCATCGACCGCTATTGTTTTATCTATGATGCCACTGCCGGCGCATGGGTACCGTTCAAGCTCTGGAGAGAGCAAGTGATAACGCTTAAAGATTTGGTCAGCAACCGTATGGTAGTCATCTTAAAAGCCCGCCAACTGGGTATCACGTGGTTGGTGCTGGGTTTTGCATTGTGGTTGATGATCTTCCACCCGGTAGTAACAATTCTGATTTTCTCCAGACGTGACGACGAAGCTACCTATCTTCTGGGTGATGAGCGTTTGCAGGGCATGTACACACGCTTGCCGGCGTGGATGCAGGCTAAGGAAGTCTTATTATCCAACGCCCATGAGTGGCAGCTTTCAAACGGCTCGATAGCCAGGGCTTTCCCTACATCTGCCGGTGATTCCTATACTGCTACATTGGTTATCGTTGACGAAGCTGATCTCGCTCCTGATCTGGGCCGCATGATGAACGCTGTAAAGCCCACCATCGACGGAGGTGGAAAGATGATCATGCTCAGCCGGTCGGATAACAACCGACCAGAGAGCATGTTCAAGAAAGTCTACAAAGCTGCCAAGGCCGGAATAAACGGATGGAAAGCTATCTTCCTCCCGTGGTGGGTGAGGCCTGAGCGCGATAAAGCCTGGTATGAGGCACAGAAGATTGACATCCTTTCCCGTACAGGCTCCACGGATGATCTGAGCCAGCAATATCCTGGTACCGATACCGAGGCGCTCTCCGCCCGAACGCTCAACAAACGAATCGCTCCGGAATGGCTCAAGAAGTGCTATGTCGAAAAACCCAGCATAACGCCTGCAAAGTCCCCTGCCATCCCTGGATTATTGATTTATGCGGCGCCGATAAAGGCACGTCAATATGTCATCGGAGCAGATCCTGCCGAGGGAAATCCTACATCGGATAACAGTTCTTTGCATGTGCTCGAAGGCGCGACCGGAGAAGAAGTTGCAGCCCTGGCCGGGAAATACCAGCCATCCACCCTTGCCAGTCATATAAAGTCATTGAGCGAATATTTCAATGGAGCGCCGGCAATGGTGGAGCGCAATAACCACGGACACGCCGTCATCTTGTGGCTCAGGGACAACTCAAAGGTAAAAATTCTCCCTGGGCAAGACGGTAAGTTTGGATGGCATACCACATCAGCCGCAAAAGCTTATATGTATGACCAGGCTGCTGATGCTTTCCGCGATCAGGCTACCACCATGCATTCTTTCGATACCTGGGACGAGCTGCAAAGCATCGAAGGTTCTACTCTTGCCGCTCCTGAGGGTCTGTACGATGACCGGGCAACTAGCTTCTGCCTGGCTCTCCTGGCAAAGCAAACTCCACGCTACACACGCATGGCCGTCGCCTAACGATAGGTCCGGTCTATTTTTCTACTTAACCATCTATCCAAAAGGAGCATGAGATGCAAACAGATACTGTAACTGCCTTCAACAACCTAGTGGAAGTTGTTTCACCAAGCTCCACTCCATCCCCCGATATGCTCGGAGCCCTGGATAACCTGGTCACCGCAATGCGGTCCAACATTGTTCCCAAGATCGGTTCGGTCGGTTTCACGGTAGGCGCTGAAACGGGTGGAAACACGATCAACGTGGCGCTCCAGCTCAAGAATTTTGCTGGTGATGACCTGGTCGTCCGCGGGAAGCTCAAAGCTTATCTGGCCGGGGACGCCAATGGTGACAGCCTGGCTGCGGCTGCCCCATCGGGTGGCGTGGCAATCGGGACCGATGGGCTGCTGATCCCGCTTACCCCTGCCGTGTCCAATGCGCTCCTGGTGGACGGAAATCTCGCTATCGATGCTGTTCCCGAAAAGTTCAAGACCCAACAAACGGCCGCCTACCTGGTGAACGGTGTTTTACGCACCAAAGCCCCCGCTACTGCGCTGACCTTCACGGCTGCGCATGTGATCACGGCTGCTAAATTTGGTGTGATCCTGATCCAGATCAACGCGGCCGGAACCATCTCCACCAAGGTCCCCGGCAGCCCGCAGGCTTACAACGATGCGCCAACAGCCCTGGCCGCCTTGCCCGCCCCGGATGCCGGGTGTGTGGCATTGGGCCATATCGCCATCGCAAACAATGCCGGTGACTGGACCGCCAACACCGACGATCTAACTGATGGTTCCGATCTGACCACTGCCGCGTTTGTCGATGCCAGCGAAACCAGCATCGGCGGCGCGAAGGCTTTTGACCTGGTCAGCGAAGCGGATGGCGACATTGATATCAATATCATCGAGGCCGGTGTTGCAACCTGGTACCTGGCCGTCGAACTTCCCAACGGTCTGTTGAGCGTAAGCCCCGCAATTACGTTTGCGTAGGCAAACGAGAAGAACTATGCCTGTCCTCGACAAGGTCGCTTCTGCTTTAGGCTCGGCCCTCCGCGCCTTCGAGATTGCCCGCAATGGCAATCTTGAAGGCCACGGCCCAGCGCGCCGCCCTATCTTCCTGGATAACGTTGCCCAGGAAGGGCGCTGGAAGGGCGGGACATATCAGCCTGATCAGGATGCAGCCGCTCTCAGGGCAATGCAAAACTCTTGGGTCTACATGATGATCCAGCGCAAGGCAATGGAAAAGTCGGCGGCCAAGCTCTACATCGTCGATAACCCAGCCGGCTTGCCTGATACTGGAACCGTCATCCCTGGACATGATCTATTGCGCATCATGCGCAATCCCAATCCCCACATGGATGGTCAGTTTATGTCCATCTTTATGGATTGGTGGCTGGACCTGCTCGGAAACACGTATTTGTTCCTGGCCCCGGATGCAGATGGACGCCTGGCTGAGTTGTGGCCAATGCCGGCAAATAAGGTCAACCCAATCCCAGGTGATAAAGAAAGATTTATCGATTATTTCGAATATTCTGTAAACGGAACTGTTTATCCAATCCCTGCCGAATATGTGTACCACGAGATGTATCCCAACCCTTATGACATCTTCCGTGGTCTCTCTCCATTCGTGGCAGGGATGCTGCCCACTGATGCAGATTCGGCGATGGCGTTCTGGAACGGAGCGTTTTTCGGCGAACAAAATGTTATGCCATCGGCTGTCATCTCGCTGTCATCCGGGGATCCCAAACAGCCGATGGATCCATCTGATGTGACGGCTGTCAAAGGCGAACTGACAAACGAGTATGCAGCCATCAACCGGAAAACCATCGTTACAAACGCCTATGATATGAGCGTGGCTGTTCTGGGTTGGAACGCCAAAGACATGGATTTCCTGGGCGGACGGGCCTTTACCAAGGATGAAATCATTCAGATCCTGGGCGGCTTTCCAGGCATGTTTGATAAGAATGCGACTGAGGCCAACGCCACAGTTGCCGACAACATGTTCAAGGAAAAGACCATCTGGCCATCCCTGTCGCTTCGCGCCGGCCGTCTTACCAACCATATCCTGCGTCGTTACTATGGCCGAAGCCATGAAGCGCGATACGAGGATATGCGGCCCATCAACCGGCAAATGAACATCTCCGAATCGGATGCGTCTGCCGGCGTGCTAACCGTCGACGAACGCCGAAAGCGCTTTTGGAAAGCGGACCCACTTCCGGACGGACGTGGGGAGAAATTACAAAGTGAGCTTCAAGGGCAAGCATCTAATGTGTATCCGCCTGGACTACTCTCCCCTTCCGCGCCATCAACCGACATTACAGACAATACTACAGCCAGTCCTATATCGACCGGGGAAAGACAGAGACCAGTCTTACCCAATCCGCAGAATGCCGTCGTTTCCGCGGCGAAGTCTCTTACTGATGAGCTTAGAGCCTGGCGATGGCGTTCTCTGAAATCTTTTAGCGATGGCCGGCCGCTGACGTTGGAGTTCAAATCCGCAATTATCCCTGCCGAGATCAACGAGGCCGTGATGGATGGCCTCGAATCCGCCCTCGATTCAAACGATGTAAAAGCAATCTTTACATTGGCCCAGGATAGCGCGCAGAAGGGAATTATTCGCTCGTGGAGGCCGTGGAGCGCTTTCGAAATTCGATTGATGGGCGAGACCAACCAGGTTTTGCTCGACCAGCTCTCTGACCTGGTTGAGCGCGTTCAGGCATCCGGAACGGCTGACACACTGAACGATCCATTCACATGGATGGCCCAAGAGCAGCTCATGCGAGATCGCCTTGAGCCTGTACTGATGGATTTGGCATCCTACGGCACAGAGCGCGTAAAGCGCACAGTTCAGGCCGTTGAGAAATCACCCATCAATATCGATTGGAATCTATCCAATGAACGCGCTACGGCCTGGGCTCGCCAACATGCCGGAGAGATGGTCTCCAACGTCACGCAGACCACAAAGAACGCTGTCGCCAACCAGGTTGCTGAATGGTCCCAGACGGGTGAAGGTATTGATGGCCTGCTTAAACGCATTCAGTCGATGAAGGAGCCAGGCGGAAAGGCAACCTTTAGCCCGGTACGGGCTGAAATGATTGCCATCACCGAGGCGACCAACACCTATGCCGGCGCGAATGCCGAAGCCTGGGCAGCGGCTGGATACGCTCCTGCAACATATAAGCCTGGTGCACATGTGAAATGCCGCTGTTATATCCAACCTTTCAAAATGCCTGATGGAACAAAAGTGATTGTTTGGTACACGGCCAGAGATGAGAGAGTCTGTACCCAGGATTTGACCACTCCCTGGGGCACTGCAAAGGGCTGCAAAGATTTACACAAAACCATCGTGAGTGAAGGTAAGTATCTTGGCCAAAAGGTAACCGGATGACAGATGCAATGCAACTTCCGGAGTTCGAAAAATTCCGAAAAGAATTAGAGCAATGGCCGACTGAAGCGCTCGATTCGGCTGAAGTATCGATGGAGCAGGCCCTGCTTTATTTGCACGGAAAACTTCCGGGATACCCTGATCTTCCCCTGCCAAATCCTGATGGCATCTCGTATATGAATGATGCTCAAAGGCGTTGGTTCTTCGCAAACGTGCGCAAGGGAAACGTTAAAGGTTGGCAATGGATTGACGGCCATCCGCAAAAGACAGGCTCAGCCCGGACAGGAAATCTTGGAAGAAAGTTCACCGAGGATGTAGCGCGTGACGATATTGTAGTACTTGGATCGCTCGGAACCGATGTTCCTTATGCACCCTGGGTCGTTGGGCCTTCTTATCCCGGAAAACAGATCAACGGAAAAACCATGTACCAGGCCAGAATTCACGTGGATAGATGGTGGCAGTTCGATCCGACGATGGAAGCCAACGTGGATGGCGCCTGGAACGAATTCTCAGAAACATTCTGGCCGACTTTTCTCGGAAAGATAAAGAAGGAGTAGGAGTTATGCCAACCACTACCATCCAATATTTTACCTATCAACACCTGTCCCCCCGGTTGCAGGAAGTCAGTAAGCCAATCTGTGACCTGGCTCACCTGATGGAAGAAACCCTGCCGGACGGACCTGAAAAGAGCGCCGGGATGCGCGATTTGCTTCGCGCCAAAGATTGCTTTGTGCGTGCTGCGCTGGAACAAAAATAAATGTTCTTTAACGCAGACGAAATCGGAGTCGGATAT